GGTAGAAAAGATCTTCTTTCCTTAATTAAGATAGAAGATATTACAAATAATTTAAGTCATACATTTTTTAAAAAGAATGAAGATTAACGGTGAGTTAGAAATAAAATTATCTGATAAATCTAAAAAAGAAGTTTTTTATGCTTTAATGTGGGAAAAATTTGGGTTCCATAAAGATTATTTTATTGAAGGTGCTAGTGTTTATGAAATGAGGTCAAATGGAGTTGGACAAGAACCTTACTTCCTCAAAAAAGCTAGTCCGTTGCAAATGTGTATTTTTGAAATATTTAAACAATTAAAATGATTAAAGTCGAATTTATTGACAAAATGGGATCAGATATTTCTGTGGTTAATGCCGCAAGAGTTTCTTTCAATAAGAAATCTGATTTTAATGAAGATGGAAGCTTTAAAGAGGCTGATGAAAAACTTATTGCTTTTTTGGCAAGAGAAAATCATTGGACTCCATTTGGTCACGCTTCACTTTCTTTTCATATTAAAGCGCCAATCTTTGTTGCTAGACAACTAGCTAAACATCAAGTTGGTGGGGTTATTAATGAAGTAAGTCGTCGTTATGTAGATTCGGAGCCTGAAATCTACTATCCAGACAATTGGAGAAAAAGAAATAAGGATAAAAAACAAGGCTCTCATGAAGATCAATTTGTGGACGTTTCTTTTTCGGATAATTGTAGCATTTATGCGAGTTGTGATATAGCTATTTCTACTTATAAATCTCTTTTGAATGCTGGCGTATGCCCAGAACAAGCAAGAATGGTTCTCCCTCAAAATATGATGACAGAATGGTATTGGTCTGGAACTTTATATTTTTTCTCTAGGGTTTGTAATCTAAGGCTATCTAAAGATGTCCAATTAGAAACTAGATTTGTTGCTCAACAAATTAAAGATATCATGCTTCAACATTTTCCAATTTCTTGTAAATATATTTTAAAATAATTCATTTCATTCAATACCAACTTTAATATAAAGTGTAATATATAGTATATGTTTTTAAAAAATAAATACTATAAACTTTATCACAAAATCATAGACAATGCTAAAAATAAAATAATTTCTGGTTATGTGGAAAAACATCACATTATTCCAATTTCATTAAATGGAAAAGATATTAAATCTAATATTGTTAAATTAACCGCCAGAGAGCATTACTTGTGCCATTATTTATTATGTAAATTTACAACTGGAGTTTTTTATTTTAAAATGTTACATGCTTTTCATTTTTTAAATATAGCTAATCCAAGAGGCAATAATTTAAGATATATAAATTCTCGTTTATATAAAAAGTTAAAAGAAGAAAGGTCTAAATGTTTATCTTTGCGAAAGGGGGGGGTTTTTCTATCTGAAGAATCTAAATTAAAAATAAAAAATTCAAATTATCATCTAAACTTATTTGGAAAAAAAAATCCATTTTATGGGAAGAAACATACAAAAGAGACTAGAAAAAAATTAAGTGAACTGGGTAAAAAAAGACTTCCACATAAACATAATCTAGAAAGTAGAAAAAAAATATCTGAATCAAAATTAGGTAGTAAAAATCCAGCAGCCAGACCAGTACAAATAAATGGAATTAAATATGCAACAATTTTACAAGCATCTATATCTTTAAATATACATAAAGATACTTGTCGTTGGAGGGTCGCAAATAATTCTATCAAATGGAAAGATTGGAAATATTTAAGAAAATGAATATTGTAACATCGCAATGTAAAACAACACTTTTGCTTAATAATGCTTGGCAACCAATCAATGCTATTACAGCAAGAGCGGCATTCTCACATTTGTTGAAGGGTCATATTACTGCGCTCGATAAAAACAATAATGTTTTTCATTCTTTAGATAGATGGAATAAAGATGCTGAATTTTATGAAGATCAACCTGTATTGAGAAGTGCTAAAGGTGTTTGGCCTATTCCAACTGTTATTATCGTAACGAGTAAATTTTTTCGTCGCCCAAGGAAAAAGAAATTGACCACCTTGGAGATGGCAAAGATTTATAACTTTACTTGTCAGTATTGTTTAAATAAATTTAAAATCGCTGATTTAACAATTGATCACATCAACCCCAAAAGTAAAGGGGGGACTGATGATCATGAAAATAGAACATTGGCATGTAAACCTTGCAACACAAGAAAGGCTAGTAAGTTTCCATTTTTTAATGTTAAAAATGAACCAGTTGCTGCGCCAGAAATTCCCGCTTTAATGTTGAACACAAGTAAGGTTAGAGAAGAGTGGGAATATTTTTTGGGTTCTGTGTAAATCTATGTTGACAAAAACACAAATTTGATTAAAATAAAAATTGAGGGTAGTAAACACCAGAAGTTACTAAGGTCCGAAAGGGAGATTGGGTTGAGATAAACCTACTAATTAGAAAGTTTTATATACTTTGCCTTTAGAGGGGTTAAAGGGCTTCATGCCCTGTACTATAATGTAGATGACATGCAGGACTGCGTATGCGGGTGCGTATGGGAATATATTATAGTCGCCTCTCTAACAGGCATCAATTTTCAATCGCGGGGCAGTCAGTAGTGGTGCTGAACTAGTCTCATAAGCTAGGATTCGCTGTGAGTTCGACTCTCACCTCCGCAATTTTTATGGGTAGATACCCAAGTGGCTAAAGGGGGCAGACTGTAAATCTGCTGATGTATGTCTACGTTGGTTCGAATCCAACTCTGCCCACCATTTTCGCGGGATTTGTATAATGGCAATACGCCATCCTTCCAAGTTGGAGTCATCAGTTCGATTCTGATATCCCGCACCAATTTTTCCCTGCCATTGTAGACGACGATTCTACAATGAGCGTAGGCTAAAAGCGGGTTAGCAACCCGATGACTGCTGATCGTAATCCGACGTAAATTAAAGTAGTGCTTGGAGTCGCTACCAAGAGGAAATAGTCACTACGTTCTTAAAATTGTCCAAAGCTTCGCTTGGCCAATTATTCGGTAGTGGGGAAAACACTTTGCGAGAGGGATCATGCGGAGATCGCTAGGCCCATAGTCTAGAGTGGAGGTTAAATTCCTTCCCCTCGCAATTCGTATTCATACGCGATCAAAGTATGACGTTGCTAGGAGCGGTTCCCTAGATAGTCACAGCCCTTGATGAGTCGTAGGCCGAAATGCTATGGGCAAATCATTTTCTATGTTTTTTCTATTGTGGTCTTTATCGCCCGAAGTATGTTGGGAAAGCAGATTGGAAATCTCCGACGAGCCTCTACTAGCAGAAAAGTGACAGAAGGATAAACGAGTGGTGTCTTTAAGACCAAAGCTTCTTCAGCAATAGAAAGTATTTTTAACTCCGATTTAGCTCAGTTAGTAGTATTTAAATTTATTAATTTAAGTCTTTTTCTAATAGATGTTTCAGAAACATTTAAAATTTTTGAAATTTTTATATTTGATAAATTTTGTTTCTTTAATTCAAGAAGATCTTTATCTGTGAATTTTCTTTTATTGTTATTATAACAAAGTGTGCAATAATTTGCGCTTGGATCTTTTTGATTACCACAAACACATTTTCTTTTATTAGTTATTATTAATTTTTGCTCTTTTAAAAAATCATCATTAAATTGATAAAAATTTGTTGGTAAATCAACATAATTATTATGCACTTCTCTATGACAATTTGCACAAAGCAAAATACATTTTTTCAATTCTGGTACGACAACATTATCCCAACTTTTTGGATTTGCGCGAATATTTGCTAATCCAATATCTTTTTTAGATGGATCTAAATGATGAAATTCTAAAGATGCATTGCATTTGTTGTAACCGCAAATCTGACAACATCCACCCATACACTTAATCATTTTATCTTTATTATTCTTTCTCCACTCTTTTACTTTTTCTTTACTCATCATGTAATAATAAGTTTTTAAGTTCGAATTTCAAATTAAACTTTGACAAAAAAATATTTTAACATATAATAAAACATAATTTTAATGTAGAGTGGCAGACTAGCAATGCATTCGCCTGTTAAGCGAAACTATGTGGGAGCGTAACCCACCTCTACAGCCATTTTTAGCCGATTTAGCACAGTGGTAGTGCAACTCATTTGTAATGAGTAGGTCGTTGGTTCGAATCCGACAATCGGCTCCATAATTTCCCGCACGTTGGCAGAGAAGTCATGCAGTGGTCTGCAAAACCGCATAGTCCAGAGCGTTACTGGAACGTGCGTCCAAAGGGGAGTTAGCTCAGTGGTAGAGCGTTTCGTTTACACCGAATTTGTCGGGGGTTCGAATCCCTCACTCCCTATTTTTATCTACTTACTTCTTCCCAATCCATTGAGGCGAGAACTTTTGCAGGATTTCCTCCTGTTGCGGTTCCAGCAGAAATAGCTAATGTTAATTCTTGAGCAGCACCAGTTAAACCATTTCTTTCTAATTGGAATTTAAAAAGAGCTTCTTTTAAGATGTCGAGAGTTGCACTTGCTTGATTTGTTTGGCTAATAAATCCTGCGGCAAGTATTCTACCACCAGAAATGGTTGTGGCATCTTTTTTATATTCTACAGCAGAATTTGCTCCAGCAGAAATCCAGTCTCCACTTCCACCACTTGTTGTCCCGTTTGCAATTATTTTCCATTTAAAATTACCAGTTGTTGTTGGTAAAATAGAAAGCGCAGTAAGAATTACTATTGCGTCTAATCTTGTTGACTTTAATTTAATAGTAATTACTGGGTAGTCAGTATTTACCGTTGTTATTAACTCGTAAGGGGCATTGACATCTTGACTTACTGCTTGTTGTAATCCTCTCAATTCATATCCACCTTCTGAAATCACAGAAGAACAAATTTGTTTCAATGTACTGCTGCCAATAGTTGCGGCAGTATTTGCTATTTCATATCTCAGCGGCAAAGAAGCTGTAGTAATATAAGTAGAAGCAATAATATTGGCGTGATGAAAAGTATGACAAAGAATAAATTGTCCATTAATAACAAACCCCATTCTTACAGATCCCACTCCTAACCACTCAAGATCCATCCAAAGAATTTGTGCGTTGGTGAGATCAAGAGTTAATCCTGAAGGACCAGATCCATCAAGTTTATCCCCATTCCAATTAGCTTGTAAAACAGGTGTGTTTACTAAAGAACCTGTTACAACACTTCTTTTTACAAAAGATACACTACTGTCTGCTTGTTCTAAATAGAAACCATTATCAGCACCATAGTAACCAACTCTTTGTCTTAAACCAGTTTTTGCTGGTGACATTACAAAAGTACTTAAATTTAATAATGATTTTCCTGGTTGATAAGCAAAAACTTTTGTTGTTTCTCTAGTAACGAATGAACCAGAAGCGTTTGTTACAGTCAAATCAACCAATCCTTGATTTTGATTAAAAGAACCACTACCACTAACACCACTAGCAGTAGACCAAAGACCATTGTCAGCATATCTATGACTTGAATCAAATAAGGTCAATGGAGAAGAAGTTCTCATGCGACCAAACGCATCAAAAGAAGTAGAACCAGCAGAATTGGCAAAACTCAAATCTTTCTGCTCTAATGGTCTATAATGATCATTTGCCCTATCGTAAACAAAAGGAATTTGTCCTGCTGTATGCGACAATTGACCAAGGTTTTGGAAAGTATAGAGATCTGCCATCCATTTATTTACACTTTTAATTCGAAAACTTTCTGAAATTTATCTTGACCCCAAGTGAATGTGTGTTATACTAATTTCACAGTCGAGAGATTGCAATGGCCGTGTGGTGAAATTGGTAAACACTGCGGACTTAAAATCCGTTGCCTTTATCGGCTTGTCGGTTCGAGTCCGACCACGGCTAGAGACAGAAATCACACTACTTCCACGTAGTCTGTCTTGGATGCTTCTAATTTAGAAGTAACTAAATGTGTGATGATAATTAAAAACGCTTGTGCGCAGAATGGTTAATGCCGCCGACTCATAATCGGTTCGCCTTCGGGGGTTACAGGTTCGAATCCTGTCGGGCGTATTAAATTTTCTACATATTCCATCAGTGACCAGAATCGGTAATGGCCTTTCTTTATAAGGGAGCATGGGTGTGAAAACCCTTTGTGAGTTCAAGTCTCACCTGATGGACCAATTTCTAACAATATGAACAAAAAAGAACAAAAAACAAAACACAAGAAAATTAAACGTCCTGGAGTTCATGCAAAAAGCAAAACTTCTCATTTGAAACAATCTAAAAATTATAGAAAAAAATATAAAGGGCAAGGATAATTTTATTATAATAAGTATTGTTAAATGGGTAGATGACAGAGCGGTTTATTGTGCAGATCTTGAAAATCTGAGAGGGTGATGAATCCTCCGTGGGTTCGAATCCTACTCTACCCGCCAATTTTTAGTGTAATAATCTAAAATAGACAAAACGATGCCTTTACCAAAACCAAAAAATAAAGAAAAGAAGAGCGACTTTATTGGTCGTTGTGTATCTGAAGTAGCAAAAGATCCAAAATTTGAAGATAATAAACAACGTGTCGCAATTTGCTATACTCAATTTGACGAATCAAAATCAGAAGCTTCTATCGTTGGCGAAATCGACGGAGAAGAATTTCTTATTTTTTCAGAGCTAAAAGAAAAAGAGCATAAAGTTGGGATATCACAAGCTCAAGAAATTGATATGAATGCTCCAGAAATGGAACAAGAAACTCCAGAACAAGAACTTCAAGAAACAAATAAAGATCTTTATGAAATGGCAGTTGGTTCAATCACATCAATTAAAGCTCATGCAGATAATATTTTAAATGCCTTGAATGACCTTAAAGTTCAAGAAAATCTTACAGAAACATGGATGCAGGGAAAGCTTGCTATTGCTGAAGATTATTTAGTTACTGTTCATAACTATGTTATGTTCAATAAAGAAAATTAAGGGTGCGATTATTGGTTTCGACATGACGCTTGTCGTGGAATGAGGTTCGATCCCTCACGCATCCACCATTGGTGAGATGGCTGAGTGGTTTAAAGCACTCCCTTGCTAAGGGAACGTAGTAGAAATATTACCAAGGGTTCAAATCCCTTTCTCACCGCCATTTTTTTATTTTTTTTTAAATCTTTTTCGGTGTAAAAAGATACATGGGACCAAGGTTTCTTCAATCTCAAATACATTCTGATTATTCTACAGGTTCAAATACTTGGACTCAGTATAGAAGTGATATTAAATCAATGTATGATTTATCTACTTCTAAAGTAGACTTTAATGATCATCTTATCCGCGAATATAATAGAAAGATTGATGGGCTAAATCAAGAAACAGGATTATATATTGTACCATTTGACGCAGGTTTCAGATTTATTGGAAATAATATTATTTAATTTTTAAAAAATATGCAATTCAAAGGCAAATCAGATCTAGTAAAAAAAGTCCAAAAATCTTTAGGTTTAAAAGTAGATGGAGAAGATGGACCAATGACATGGAATGCAATTTTAAATAAATTAGGTATAGTTTCATCAGATGAAACCGAAACAAAAAAAGGAACTCTTGCCGAAAAACTTGTTGCTTTAGCAAGAAAAGAAGTTGGCGTTGAAGAAATCAATGGAACTAATTGTGGTCCTAGAGTTAATGAATACAAATCTGCTACTTGGTTAGATTCAACAAAGTCGTGGCCATGGTGCGCGGCTTTTATTTGTTGGTTATTTAGGGAAGCCATGAAAGATGGCAAATATAGTTTCAAAAGACCCCAAACAGCAGGTGCATATGATTTTGAAAACTGGTGCAGAGAGCAAGATACACATGTTCTTTTAAAGAAACCTCATGGTGGCGACATTAAAGCGGGGGATGTAGTTATCTTTAATTTTTCTCATATTGGTTTGGCAATTAGTGAACCAGATGAATCTGGTTATGTAACAACTATTGAAGGAAATACAGATGGTCATGGATCAAGAGAAGGTGGCGCAGTATTGATTAAAAAACGTAAACTTTCTTCTATTAGAAGTAGGATAAGAATCATGATTTAGTGTAATCAAAATCATGGATACAGAGAGATCTCTCTTAAAAGAATTTTTAGATGGGGGCTGGATGATTCCTATGATTGGTGCTGGCGCTATGATAGCTAGATTATTAAGCACTGATTCAAAATTAAGTTTAATTGATCAGTTTAAAAAAATTCTTACAGCAGCTATTGCCGCTGGAATCTCTTGGTTTGTTTTAGAGCAAACAGATATATCTTCTTTGTATAAAGCAGTTACTTACGGTATTATAGGTGTGATATCTCCAGAAGTAATTGATGGAATAATAAAATTAGCGAAAAAGTTTTCAGAAAAACCAGAAAAATTTTTCAAAAAATGAATAACAAACTATTAATATTATTA